TAAGCTAAACTCCCGTGCAACATAATATCGTAAGCGCGGTTTAATATTGCTAAGGTTGAGTTTAAAGCGTCTTGTGTGTTATCGTTGCCTAAATATACATTCGTGTTTTCTTGCTTTGAAATATCGACTAAGTCCATTGCAATTAAAGAAATGTTAAAACGCAAAACGTTTGTTTCAAATGAACACGAATTAACCATAATGTGAACAAGTGGGAAAATAGTTTGCTTAGCCAAATCAACTTGGAAAATATCCCCTTCGCTTACTGAATTAACTAAAGCGTCTGCGTCAAAGTGTGTTTTTAGTTTGTCTATTGCCGTGTAAAAACCTATCATTTTTTTATGTATTTATTAAGTTGCCTTTGTTCTATTTCGTTTTTTTGTTTCTCAAACGTTAAGTAGGTCAAACATTTAAGTAATCCCATTGCGGTAACTTCGTCAAATTTGCAGACATCTCCCTTAGCGAGTGCATAAATTGATTGATACCAACCCCATTGTTTTGAAAATTGTGTTGCTTCGCTAAAGTCGCCAATACTTTCGGATTCTTCGTTATCTCCTGTTCTAAATAGTGAATCGTACTTTGTAGTAATTCGCTTCCTAAAGTCCAAAAAAAAACCGACGAAGACAACACTACTCCAAGCGGTGCAAACTTCATTAAATCGGAAAATTCAGCCGTTCCCGTGTACTCCATTATTTCGTGTCCGTCTTTTACTTTTAGTTTGATTGGTCGGTACATAACCGCCATTGCTTTGTGGTATGTTTCCCAACTTTTCAAGTTTTCTTCAAGGTCTACGTATTCGCCAAAACTTATATTTTGTAAATCAGGAATAAAACCAAACTCCAAATCTTTTATTTTAAAAGTCGGTGTAAATTTTGGGGTTTCGGAAAACAATTTGTTAAAGTGTTCAACTAACTTTCGCACTTCAGTAAACTTGATATTTATTATTTCTTTTAATTCAATACCGCAGAATATTTGAATCATTTTTTCGGCTAACATTTCGTTGTCGTTAGTCGTTTCTTTTACTTTAATAAATTGTTGGTATTGCCCTAAAGTAATTTCGTTTAAATCAGTCGGAATGGTTAATTCTAATTTCATATAGTTATAATTAAGTTTTCGTTTTATTGTTATATGCAACTGCGATTTCGTAAGCGTATAAAAGCATTTCAAAATGCAATACAAACTTCCGTGAATCGCTCATATTTATTTTTACTTTAACCCCTTTGCGTTGGTAAATGTATTCTTCAACTACGGCAACCATTACGTTTAAATCGTTTGTCATCTTATGAAATATAATCCTTTTGTTGGGTTTGCTAATTGGTACGATACCGCATAACGTAACGCATCGATAGCGTGGTTATGTTTGTCGATTGGTGTTTTGCTTTTCTTTTCCAACCACGAATAGTTGTTTAGTTCTTTTATTAAGTCAATACTATCTTCTGATATTACCAAGTCGTAATCTTGTAATAAACTGATTCCATAAATTACGGAGTCCGCTCCTTTGATTGTTGGAACTACATTATTACCAAGTGAGTTTAGTTCGCTTATTAATCGCGGTTCGGAGTTGTCCCCAACTATTAAATCCTTTTCCGCAAAGTCTGAATTCAACCGTGCTATCTGGCTTGTCGTTAATGCTTGTTTGTAAAAGAGTAGCTTGACATAAATAACTTTGTTTGCCTTGTCTATGTTTGTTTTTACTAAAGTCGTTGGGTCTGCACTAAATCCGTAATCTTGCCCATAAACGTTTGTTCCTATTTCTCTAAATTGACCGATTGTCCAATTGGTAAATATAACACCTTCGGCTTTGTCCAACCAACCCCCTAATATTGTATGCTTGTATTTTTCGGGTCTTCGTGTTTTTATATTCTCGACTTGGGTTAAAAATGATTCCGATAAATTCTCTATGTTGTCTAAGTACGTCGTGTGAATGTACGTGGTATCGTTTTTTATTATGGTTGCCCCTTGTTCGATACCTTTGCTTTCAAAGAACTTGTCATAAATAAAATGTTCCTTTGTTGTCGGGTTGAGAATTAATATAACTCGGTTTTGTTTTGTCTTATGGCGAATCGATAAATCTATTTTATCAAACGTGTCTTCGTCGGTAAGTTCTTCGGCTTCGTCGAGTACCCAAGTCGTAACGCCTTGCAAAGACTTAAGGTTTGCGGTTTGAGTTCCAGAGCTTGTCTTTATTCCTTTGAATATTATTTTACTACCCGTTTGCAAATTTATTATTTCGTCTTTTGTTACAAGAAAGTTTTCTTGCATATCCATCAACTCAATCTTTTCTATGAACTCGGGAATGATTGAAATACCCGCACTTACTAAAGTGTAACGTGTGAATAAAATAACGTGTCCGCTTTCTTTCGTAAGCAACAATAAGAACGTGGTAACTGAATAAGACTTCGACGAACCACGCCCACCCGTTACAATAAAGTAACGTGAATCAGTACCTAAATAATTAAACTTCGGGTTTAATACTATCAATTTTAAATAAGTCTTTTACGTCAAAGTCTGAGACGTTTAAGTTTGTGTCGGTTGTTTGCTTAGGCGCTCCAAATGCGCTATCCATTACCGCTTTGTAAGCGTTTACGTCTCCTTTACTTGCTTTGTTTAACATAGCTAACGTAATCAATTCTTCTTGTGTTAATGATTCTATTTCGCCCGTTAAAACGTTCTTGTGTTTCGTAATCAAATCTAAATATTGTCGTGCGATTGTACTGCGGTTCTTTGAACCCTTTGGTCTTCCGCTTGGGTTTCTAACTTCGCCTAATTGAGCGGGAATTAAATTTTCTTCGTTAGCCATTTTTTCTTATTTGTTTCTATATTATTTTAACTTTCAATAGTTGGATTTTCTTTGTATTCGTTTACAACTTTGTTCAATCCGTTTACAACTTCACGTAAACAACTCCCGCAACTTGTCGGTTGCCTTCTTTGGCTAAATACTCTATTGTAAATTTTAAGTAGTTCTCTTTGTTCGCTGGGAATTAAAACGTTTGAGTTTAAAACTTTGGTTGTTGTTAAGTAAGTGTGTTCGTCTTGAGTTAAACATTTGGGTTTCGCGTATGGAAATAACTTGTTTAGTTTTTCCTTTCGTTCTTCGCACCCGCAATCTTCGCCTAATAACCATTTAGCCACTTTTGCTATTCCTGTTTTTTCTAAAACAATTTCGATTGTGTCTCCTAATCCAGTAGGTTCGATAATTGTATTTTCTTCAATGTCAATCTTTGTTAGTTTTTTCTTTGTCATAATTTCTATTTTATAAGTTCGTAATCTTTGTTTTTATAATCTTCGTAATTTTCTTTTAAGTTTTCTTTGATTCGTGTTTTGCAATATTTCAACGTGTGGAAAATACTCGTGACGCTTATATTTGTTTCCTTGCTTATTTCCCTCATAGACATATCGGAATCCTTGTACAAATTGAATAACATTTGGTCGTACCAATGCCATTCATCAACTACGTTTTCAACTTGGTTTAATAAGTAATTGAATGATTCGTGTTTTTGTACTTCTGGCGCTTCGTCGGGTAACATTGCGATTGAATCTAAATCTACCTTTTGCATTTTGTTTGCTTTATTCACGTGTTGTAAAAAAGTATTTTTTAACGCCAACCAAACATAACTTTTGTTTAAATTTCCGTTTGTAAATAATTTGTCTTCGTTGCTCCATTTCATAAGCATTAAATAAGTTTCCTGAACAATATCTTCAGCAAAGAAATACTCGCCGAATGAGTTAACTATTTTAACCCATTCTTTGTGGTGTTTTACTACTTTGTTAATCCATTCCAATTTTACTTTGCTTAAATATTAATCAAATATATGTTTATTTTCTCAACAAGTAACAAAAAATTTTATCAACAAACTTTTGTTAAATAAAAAAGCCCTAATTAAAGGGCTGTAAACTTATTGTAGTTTCAAGCGGTAAATATACTTGTCTAACTTCTTTGCGGTTTCTAAACTTACGTCTTTGCCAGCTAAGAATCGGTCTATATTGTATTGGTGGAATTTTTCCCCTCGACCTTTTATTTCTTTTACAACTTGGTTTCGTGTTCGTGTTTTGAGTGCTTCGAGTAAACAAGCTCGTAAATTATAATCGTCGATTAGCATTTGTCTAAATTTATTTCGTTTTCTTGTAAGATTTCAAAGAACTTTTCCATAATCCGCTCAACCATTTCAAATTGGTTTTCTTTTAATTCTTCATACTTCCAAATACTTCTTAATTCGTCTTTAATTTCAGTTAGTGCAAAATACATTTTTGTAGATTTTACTGCGCACTCAAATTCGAATTGGTCATCTGGTAAGTTATATTCAAGTTTTACTTTCATATCAAAAAGGTAAGTCGTCGTTGTCAAAATTACTTTCGTGAATTATTGTTTCCTTTAACGCTTCACGTCCTTTGTCTGCGAATTTTTGAGCGTCAAAGTTTTGAACCGCGTTTATTTGCCAACCTTCAATCGTGTTAAAATACTTTATTTCGCCCGTTGGGGACTTCCATTCCCTACCTTTTAGATTAATACTTACTTCGACTTGTTCGCCTATGTTGTTCTGGCTTATTAAATCGGTTTTGTCCTGAGTGAATTGAATCGTAATATACTGCGGAAACTTCTCGTCCGTCAATAATACTATGTCTTTTGATTTGAATTTTTCGCTTACCGTTCTAAGCGCTCCAACATTGTGAATTTTTCCTGTTACTTTCATTTTTACTTGGTTTTAATTGTTATTAATCATTAAATCTAAAATAGTCCTTTAACCATAAGATAGTTACCGCCCAACCCCAAACAACTGCTGGGGCTAATAGTATTGATAGTAAAATTATCATAGTTTATTTATTAGTTCGTTA